CTGGATTTGGCTTTATTTTAAATTCTCCATCATATCCGTTATTTTTTTCAAATGGGTCAAAATTTCCTACAAAATTTCCATTTTTGTCTAGGTTTGGGTAATAAACTTCTCCGCCTTCCCATTCACCAAAATAAACTATTGCTCCATAATGTATTACACAACATGTATTCCATATATCAGAAGCAATTAATTCTTCTTCCATGTTTTCTCCAGGACTATCTGCGTGATGATACATTCCACCGTCCCCTGGTTTTGTTCTTAATAATGTTAAACAAGGATGAACACAATATTCTGGTAAAAGCAATTTATTTAAATCTTCCCAAACTTCATACAGCTCTGGTATAAAATCAGTAAATTTATCGTGATACCAATTTATTGTATGTGTTTCTACTTTTTTAGATAAATCATTTAGATTTTCTTTTTCTTTTAAAATTTTATTAATCTGATTAAGTTTTTCTTCAGAAACAAAATTTCTATAAATATATACTTTATGGGCTACTTTTTCTACATTTGGGTTGTCGTGAAACATTTATCCTCCTATAACTTTCATGTTATTAATATTTTGCCATTTAATTATATCATTTTTATCGTTTAGTAGTGGCTGACCTTTAATATTTAAACTAGTATTTAATAAAATAGGGACACCTGTTTTCATATAAAATCTATTTAGAACTTCCCAAAGCCCCGAATGTTCATTTTTATTAACAGTTTGAACCCTTGATGTTCCATCTACATGTACAACAGAAGGTATGATATCTGATTTTAAACATTTTACTGTATATTGCATATATGGACTTTTAAAATTCATATCAAACCATTCCGAAGCATATTCTTCCATTACTACTGGAGCAAATGGCCTAAATAATTCTCTTTGTTTAATGCTATTGACCTTATCTTTAATGTTTGGATCTCTTGGATCTGCTAATATGCTCCTATTTCCTAATGCTCTTGGCCCATATTCCGCTCTTCCAGATGCTACTGCCACTATGCCATTGTCTAATATTCCATTAATAATATCTTCAATCGGATACTTTCCACCTAAATCATGACCAAGATATGGGCTATTCCAATTTATATGTTTGCCATATAAAGCAGCAGCTGCACCCAAAGAACTTCCAGCATCACCAGGATTTGGCATGATCCAAATATTATCAAAAATTTTCCAGAGGTGGGTGTTGGCTGAAGAATTTAAAGCACACCCTCCCATAAAAACTAAATTGTTTTTCCCTGTTGTTGCCTTTACATTATTCATAAATTCCATTAAATGACTTTGATAAACTAATTGTACCGCAGCAGCTATATCGAATTTATCTTTTTCAGTAATTGGCATTCCCCAATCTAATATTCCTTGATGAAAATTATATTTTTGTTTTGATGGAGAAGGAAAATATTCAAGAATTTCTTTTAAATATCTATTTGGATCACCATACGCAGACATACCCATCATAATATATTCTTCTTGGTTTGGCATTAATCCAATTAATTGTGTAAATGCAGAATAAAATAAACCAAAACTTACAGGATAATTTTGTTTATATTTTAATTTAATTTTTTCACCTTCACCGATCCAGACTGTTGAAGTGTTATATTCACCTACTGCATCCAGTACTACTATAGCTGCATCATTAAATTTACTTGTATAGTAACCAGCGCAGGCATGAGAATAATGATGATTAAAATATTTAACTGGAAGATCCATTGGTATATTTGGTTTCCAGTCAGAGGAACCACCTCTTAAAAATATTCTAGATCTTTTAAGTTGAGGATGTTCATAATATGCTATATGTGTTGGCGTTCCATAATTAAGCATATCGATGTATATTTCTTTATTGTTATACCAATCATTTTTTTTCTTACTATACCTTTCTGCATGAGCAGCAAAAAGTATTTCTCCATCTTTAATTAAAGAAATAGATGCATCGTGAGATGTTTCGTTAATACCTAAAATTATCACTAGTATATATAATTCCTTTTTTTTATTATTTTTTTTATTTTTCTTTTTAAAATAATTTTTTTAATTTTTTTTATCATTTATATACTTTTCATAAAAAATTTCTGCCCACATTGTGTGGAATGCTGTACCCAAATGTGAATGATCTTTTGCTTTTAGTTCTGATATTTTGGCATCTTTTATATATTCATCTGTATTATATATATCAAGATAACCGTCAATATCATATGTTTTTGAAAAATCTTCATAACAATTTCTATTCCAACTTGACCAGTAGAGCTTTATATTATTTATTTTACAAAAATCATTTAAAATAGTTATCATTAATTCATTATAAAATTGATTTATTTTTATATCTATTTCTTTTTCAGACTTAGTGTATATTTTTGATTTATCAAATAGTTTTTTTGCAACGTCCTTGTTTGCTGCTAAAAACAAATGAGTATAGTTTTCATTTTCAATTGACCAAGATAAAAATCTATTGTGATCAGGAAATATTACAAACAATGTTTCTGGTTTTCCAAATAATTTAATATAATTAAATATATTTTTTATAATCATTGAACAAGAAAGTCCAGCTTTTCCAATATTAAAATAGCCATCTAAATTTTCATTTAATTTAATTTTTTCATATAATTTTTTTGCCCAAACATCTTCAAATTCATTACCTATGCCTTCAGTTTCTGAACATCCTGCAAACAAAATATGTTTTTTTGTTATATCACTATTAAATTCATCAGATCTAAATCCATATTTATTATATTTATACATATCGTGGTCATAAACAACACCCATCTTTTTTTCAAAATCTAACGAGTTTATTGATTGATTTGGAAAAAAAACACCAAAAAAATAATTTAAATTGTCAAAATTAACATGATGTTCAATTGCTATATTTTTATCAGACTTCATTTGTTAAAATTAATTTTCCGCAAGTTGATCTTGATCTTATTTTTTCATGCATCAGTTTAGCATCTTTTAAACTCATTTTTTCGCCTATAACAATTTTTATTTTTTTATTCTTAATTAAATCAAATAAATTTTCAACAACTATTTTTAATTTAGCTGGATTTTGTAAGAATACTCTATTACCCCAAAATCCAGATATTGTTCTTGAATCTTTTAACAATTCTCTTAATTGAATTGCTGGGAGACCTTCTCTTGAAGAAGCACCATATGAGCATATGTGACCATTTGTTGCCAATAATCCATAATATGTCATAAAAGATCTACCTCCATACGATTCCATAATAAATTTTGGTTTAGATCCTATTGATTTTATTAATTTATTAATCTCATCTACATTATCTAAACAAACATAGTCTAATCCTAGTGTTTTAACTACATTTAACTTTTCTTCATCTGAGGAAACACCAATTACTTTAGCGCCAGCCAATTTACATAGTTGAGCTAAAATCATGCCAGTTGTTCCAGATGCTCCATTTACTAAAACTAAATCTCCAGGCAATATGTTGCATACATCATTAACAATTCCGTATGCGGTTGATCCTTGAACCATTACACACAACGCTTCTTCTTCGGTCACCCCGTCTGGAACTTCAAACATTTTATCTTCATTAATTATAATTTTTTCTGCGTATGCTCCGCTTGAAGCATATCCTATAAAAAGTTTATTATCTAATACGAAAGATGCTTCTATTCCAGGGATTACTGGTGGCATAGTTTGAATTAGATAACTATTTTCAGTTTGATATGTATCGGCATAATTTACACCTATCATCCTAGTATTTACTAAAAACTGCCCTTTTCCTGGAATTGGTTCTTTATAATCAGTGTATTCCATAACTTCTGGACCACCAAATGATTTTACAACTATTGCTTTCATTACACTCCCATTTCTAGTCTGTACTCTATAAGTATATCAAATAATAAATCTGAATATAATTTATTAACAAGAAGGAATTGATTTGTATTTGGATTACATAACTGTATTAATTCATCATAAGCATATGTATCTATTTCAAAAAACCATTTTATATGCTCAATAAATAAATTAAATAATTCATGACCCTCTTTTGTTTTTGCAGATATTTTTAAGTTTATCGCCTCATCAAATTTATCTTGAAATTCATATGCCTCTTTAAGCATAATAGAATATTCATCTTTTGAATAAGTTTTCATTTTTTCAGTAGCCTTTATTACCCAAGGATTATCTGGAAAAATTTTTGCTATTTCTTGAAATAAAAATCTTCTATTTTCAAATTTTTTATCATCAAACTGCATACTATAAATCCTCTATTGGGATGACCCCTTTTTCTTTTGCTATCGTAAATCCTTCTTCTGAAAAATGCATCGTTACTTCTAAATTTTCGTCATATTCTACTTGCATTAATCCTTGTTGAAAAAGATCAAGAAGGCTGTCATCGACATACTCCATGTGTGCATCCCAAAGTTCTGGAGCCAATTCTTTTGTTTTTTCTTCATTTAGTTCAAAAATTGCTTCTCCATTTTCATCAAATCCTGCTAGTGTGATGGCACCTATTTCAATATAATATTGAATTTTATCTAAAGCTTCTTCATCGTTCATGATGTCTCCTATGTGCACCAGGTAGGACTTGAACCTACGACTACCGAATTATGAGTTCGGGGCTCTAACCAACTAAGCTACTGGTGCCTAGTTGAATTATATATTTTAAATATCTTTTTTGTCAATAGATTGTTCAACAATTTGTTGTACGTAATCAGAAAAATGTTTCCTTATATTTCCTGGAGGCCTTTTTCCAATTTCATTCCATATTCTTTTATATTCTAATATATTGTCAAATGTTGTAGAACAAACTTTTATACCTTCATATTCTTTCAACCTTACTGGTAGTGGAACATGTTTTCCACAGCATTTACACTCTTTTGCTTTGTCTTGATATATACTCATAATATTTCCATTCCATCTAGGGCATCTGATAAAACTTTTGGCATTGCCGAAGGAGCTTTAATTAAATTATGTGATTCTTGTTGCATCTCTTCCCTACGCTGCCTTCTCATTGAATCATATGTATGAATTTCTACTGCACCAAAATCAGGTCTTGTTAAACTTATAGCATTATATATTGATCCACATACTGCGTCAGCTAAATCCTTAGACCCTTTGCGTGGGTGATCAACCTTATCACGCATAATTCTTAACTCTAATAATTCATCAATAAGCAATTTAATATTGGGTCCAGATAATCTTTCTTCCAGGACTACCATTGCCATGTCATCATAATGTTTTTTTGCAACAGATAATGTTTCAGTGTTAATTCCGTATTGTTTTAATTGTTGCATCATATCATGTGAATTCCATCTATCAAAAGTACATATTCTTATATTAAATCCTCGTGACCTTAAAGATAAAATATAATCTCTTACTTCAGTAAAATCTACTGACTTGTCTGTAGTTGGAGTCCAATATCTTACAACATCAACATCAACTATTGGTGCTGTTTGAGAATAATTATCTGTTACCTTTACATTAACCCATTTATTTATATGCGCCATAGATACTGCACAATGGTCATGTTTTTGAGCTAAGTCTACGTGTATAAAATATTCTTTATTCTCTTGTGGAATAAACCATTCTTCAAATCTACCAAATTGATCAACAGCCAATGGAAACTTATTAAATGCTTTTTCTATTTTTTCACGAGATTTAAAAAATGCATCAACTGCTTCTGGTGGCATACATGCAAATCTACCTAAAGCATCTGGCATATTTTTATAAAACTCAACTTTAAAATCTTCAATTTTTTTAGTAGGATTAATTTCCCATGTTGGTCTTTTTAATGCGTAAACTTTTGGGATTTTATATGAAACAATATGATCTTCTTCCCATTCCACCATAATCTCATTTCCATCCGTATTATCTGGTAAATCATCATCCATTTTTAATGTTTTTGATCTAACAATTGTTTCTTTTTCTGCAATTGCAGAGTCATAAAATTTTTGTATTGGATCATTTTTAAAACGTGGAAATGACAATAAAATAATTTTACCGTAATCTGGAAAACGAGATATTACTGATCCACGATACATATCGTATATAGCATCTGCTGTTTTTGCTTGATCGTGTCCTGTTGTATTTTCTGTTGCAAATCCAGAAATCTCATCAAGAATTACTGCAATTACGTTATAACCCTCAAAAGCTTCTCTTTCTGAGTGTCCTGAATAAACATTCACATTTTTATCAAATCTAATTTCCGCTGCCTTTGGATCATATTTTCCAATAAACCATGGAGATCTTTCAATTCTTGTTTTAAAACCTTTAAAAAAAACATTATTTGCTTGCTGTGCGTTAACAGCAATATTAATAATGTCTATGGTATCGCCTGGAGGTTTGCCGTAATAAGTTGCTGGGTCTTTAAGACATAATAATAGATAAACTATATAGGAAACTGATATTGTAGAAGTATAATCTTTTCCAGAACCTTTACCTAGTTGTGCAATAATTTCGGTGCAAGTCTGTTTGTATCTTCTTTTACCTTCTTCTTCGCCAAAAAGCTTAATTAAAGTAGATTCTTTATATATTTGAGATCCTTTTTCAATTAAAATATATTGATAATCAGAAAGAGGAGGAAGTCCAAGATAATCTGGGTGCGTAACAAATGTACGAAGATCTACTGGACGTTCGTCAAACTCTTCACCATCCAATAAATCAATAAGATCATTAAAATTAAGATCCACTAACTTCCTCAACTATTTGAATAGGCTCAACTATACCAGTTATTTGAGATAATCTTTTTGCTACATCTAATTTACATTTAGGACATGTGGAAGTTACTTCTTTAAGAATTTTAACGAGCACATCTTGTTTTCTTTCTGCCTCTGCTACCTGCCCCGCTAATTCTGCATTATCTAATAATCCAACCTGCTGTAGCATACCAATTCTTTTTGTCTCAATATCTGAGATTAACTTCAAAGCATTAGCTTTTACATTAAGCTGTCCTTGCTGATCAGCATCTTCTACTGTCTTCCAAGCTTCTTTTATAAGCATTGCATAATGTTGGTCTGCTCCAGATACGGCTTCCTTTGCCCTGTCACGAGCCGTATTATCGTTTCTAACGACCTGTTTCCACTCGTCTATATATTCCACAACCTCTGCACGTTTAAAACCCGTTATAGAGGCAATCTGGGTAGGGTTATTACCCTTCAATAATTCTTCTACAACCTTATTCATACGATCAAAATGATCAGCTAATTCAATATCCATATATATAAATTATACCATATTTTAGTTGACTAAGATCTAGACTTAGCTATTTTAAGCAATATTAAATATCCAATCAAATCATCAATATCATTATCGCCTGGAAATTGTTGATCATTTTGAATTCTATTTAATTTATCATCAATACGAACTTTTAATTGCTCTATTGAATCTGTTTTTGAAAATATACGAATTGGATCAAGTGCAGAATTTCCGTAAGATATATTTTTATTGATTAACATATGAGCAATTTCATGACATTCTTTCCAAATTGCAGGCCCTGCAGGAGCCCCCGTAGATTTTAAATATAAATCACTACAGCTAAAATTTTTAACGTCTGGAAATACTGGGCTAAGCTCCATAAATTTCATCCACCTTCAAAATTACATAATCTACAATACGTTCAGAATCTTCTGGCGTATGATGTTTCCATTCATCCAATACTGGATATTTTCTTTCTAAAACATTATACATTATTTCTATTGGTTTTGGTAAATTATTTTTTTCAGAAATATCTTTTAATAAATCTGTTATATCATGCCATATTTGATACACATTGTCATCGTCTACTTGCCACCAAGGTGCCATAAATATTAAATTTGTTTTATATTTATTAGCAAATTTAATACACTCAGATGTATATTTTGTCATAATTTCAGACATATTATTATGTTTTTGGTATTGCCCTAAAGCAGCATCCATGCCACCAAATTCTGAAACTATTACAGAATCTGCCCCCAGATCTTCTATATTATTCTTAAATAAATTTTCTAAATAACTTTCATCAACCTTAAATGCAGTTCTACTATGTTGCCATAAAAAATACAACTCATAATTATTTTTTTCTCTTTTATAAGATCCATATTCTAAGGCTTTTGGCGGACCACTATGAACTGCTCCTCCAGACATATAAGCAATTTGAGATTCACCAATTATAAATATTTTTTTTACCATTTTTTTATCAACCCAAATTGTTCTAAATATCTTTGTATAGTCATAGCAGATACACCACACTCTTTAGCTATTTCCGTAACTGTTTTCTTTTGAACTATATACCTTCTATACAACCACTCTTTACTTTGATATAATTTCATATAGACATCCAACCTTCATATTTTGCATCTGGATTTTCTTTATGCCAGGCTTCTTTTAAAATATTTTGTTTTTTCCAATCAACATTGTGAGATTCGGATCCACACAACTGACAAATTCCTGGGCCTAAATTTTTATAAACATGTTCACACATCATCTTTTTGTAAGAACCTCATTAGCATAATAAGCAATTCCAAATGAATCTGCTACATCAAAATCATCTATATTCAAACTATATTTTTTATTAAAGTAATCTGCTGTTCTTTGTTTTCTTGCCTCACGTATTTTATTTTTATACCAAGAATCTGCATAGCCAGGGTGTTTTATTCTTATGGCTTCTTTTTCCGCCTTTGTTGGGTTCTTATTGCCGATATGTGCCTGCCAAGCACTAGGGGATATAGTAATAACGGAAGCGCCAGTAGACATAAGTTCAGCAATAACAACACCGTAGACATATGACAATTTTATCACAGCATCTGGTGATCTGACAAGTATTGCTCCTTCTACTGCTATATAGTCTGATTTTAACTCGTCTAGCATTGCGGAAGTTTTAACCTTAGCGTTATATATTTTTTCATATATGTCGTTACCAACTAAATTAATTTTACCCCATTTTATAGGAATATTATTTTCTAATAAACAAAAAGCTATGGAGTTAGTGGAGGCATCAATACCCAAAACCCTACTAGCTTTTGTTTTAACCAATGTCGCTAACGTCACGCAGCATCCTTAATATTTTTTCTTTATTATCAATGTGATATTTTTTTTCACATGATGAACAAATATCTTGCGAATTATATCTACTTAGCAAAACTTTACACTTTTTGCATTGTCTTTTAGTGCCAGATCTAATTGCTTTTTTTTCATAATACTTTTCCATAATTTTTTTATTTGTAGCAATTCGACAACACTCATCACTACAATATTTTTGATTATGGGTTTTTGGATCAAAAATTTTTTCACATGTTTTATTTGCACAAATCATAATTTAGGTGGATCAAATGGTTCTATTTGAACTGTACCAGTCTCTCCGCTCCAGCAATCTTTTTTGATTTTACAGGACTTACATGCCGCACTAGATTTAATAAATGGTCTCATTGGCAATCCGCCATCCTTAAAATTATCATAAACTTCGCACATCCAAGTAAACATTCCTTCAATTATTTTTTTATTTCTTTCATTCATCTGTACTGGAATGATTAATATTTCTTGTGTATTTTTATTTTCGTATAAGAAAAAACCCTCTTGTACATTTCTAATTTTCATATAAGTAAGAATTTGTAATAAATGATTTGGAGATGGTGACATTTTAGATTTATATGTATCCCAAGATTCTTGTTTTGCAGTTTTGATTTCTCCAATTATATCCTGATTATTCCAATCAATAATTACATCTAGAAATCCTCTGACTGGAGGATATTCATTTATTACTTCTAATTCTTGATGTTTTAATATGCCCATCTTATTGATAATATTTTGAATTCTTTCATGTGCCTGTGTGCCTTGAGCCATATTGGCTACTGCAACAGAGGTATTGTTATCAATAAAAAATGCACCACTAAATGCCATGTACCAATATCTTGGGCAATTTCCAGATCCATAACCAAGAGAACTTGGGCTAAATGAATGTTTTGTATCCTGCTTGTCTGGTCTTTTTGTAGACTGATAAGCATCTTCTAACATTTTTGCAAACGAATCTGGATCAAAATTACCAGTTATTTTTTTAAACTTTAAATTACTTACTATTTCTTTAGCCATTATATCTCACCACATACTTCAGAGCATCTACCAATTTATCTATTGATTCCTTAGCTGAATAATAAATATTCTTTTTATTATTATTTGTTGTACCAGCTTTATCTTTAGCGATAGTTGAATACACCGAAGCCATCATTGAAAACTTGGTTGACATTGCCTGCAATTCAATAATAAGCATAGGAGCTTTTGCTGCGGGCACATCTGGATTCATTAACAATTTTACCACAATTGCTAAAGCTTTATCCAATTGATCATCTTGCATGTATTCATGAAGATCATTAAACTCAGTTATTTTACTGATAAGTTCTAGTGTATTCAACTCGCTCATATTAACCTACAATAAACTTTGTAATAATTGCATAGCCAATCCAAAGACCAACAATTCCCATAAGCCCAGCAAATACTGGTGGCGCTGGTATAGGTAACTTAAATGCACTAAAAACTCCACCTACAATAACTCCCACTAGGGTAGTAAGAAAAATATCTTTCATTAGAATGGCACCTCTATCTCATCAAACATTCTATCCGATACCTTTTCCTTGAACATATTGTATGTAGTTAATGCTACGCTATCTGCACGAACTTCATAAGAACTTTTTTCTGTTCCAGTTTTATCGACCCAGCGATCTTCATAAATAACTCCAGAAATTACTAATTCTTGCCCCTTCTTTATATTATTTCTTGTTTGATCTGCCAATCTACCCCAAACTTTTACCGTCCACCATGAGGTTGCTGCATCTTCATATTTACCAGTTTCTTCATTTTTGCGACGATCATTTGTTACAACTCTAAGTCGTAAACCATTATCTCCAATTGAAACTGGATCCTGACCAAGTCTTCCTATTAATACAATATTAGGATTTGGCATTATTACTCTCTTCCCAGGCCCTAACCAATTCTTCTAGAACAGCCCATTCGATAATAGCGAGTCTCACTTTTGAATCCTCGCCAATAATTACTTTTAAAGCAGGATGCATATCCCTATTTACCTTAAAAGTATCTGTACAGATTTTAGCCCATACATCTTTATTTAAATTAAATGATGCTTTAGTTTCTTTATAATCTACTACAAATTGATACCACTTTGCATCACCTTTTTGATAATCGCCACGACCACTATTTTTTTGAGCCTTGGCGCCATCTCTTTTTACTTCTGATCTTTCAGACACTACTGCACCTGAAAAACATTTTCATGTCCCTGTGAACATTTCCACTTCATAATTAATAAAACAGGATCCCACAACCCACCATCTACATCCTCATCACATTTACCACATGGGCGAATGCCGTCGAGCTTTTCCAATGTAGAATGTACTTGCTCAACTATTTTTTTCTTATTAAGAAATTCATCAAGATTTGGCATTTATTTTTCCTACTAAGCTGTCTACAACATCTGGATTTTCCCTTAAATATGCTACAGCCTTTGCACGTCCTTGAAAACGTTCTCCATTTACTGTATACCATGCTCCACCTTTTTCAACTATGCCACACATTTCTGCAACATCTAGCGTTTCTCCGATTGAATCTACTCCTAAAGCATCTCCTTGATAATAAAAATCATATTGACCTGATAGGTTAGGTGGTCCTAGTTTATTATAATCAATAATCCAGTTTACTGGCCTTCCCACTTTTTGTTCAATGATTTTATCTCCGACCTTAATGCCAGCTTTAATAGCATTAGCCTCAGCCTCGCTAGACCAAAGTTTGATGACTGTAGACGAGAAAAATTTAACCGCCATGCCACCCGTTGGAATATGACTTGCATGCATACTGCCAAATTGATTGCGTTGCTGAGAAATAAGAACAAGAAGTGTGTTCTTGTTTGCGTAATTGAGCATTTTAACTGCATGTGTCATGTCCTTTGCTTCTGCGCCGATTTGCTTAGTATCTTGCAAATCTTTCATTTCATTTCCATCTTTTTCAAAATAAATAGCTGGAAGTAATGCTGATATAGAATCTACTACTATCATATCAACGCCAGCATCCATTAATTTAGTAGCAACATCTACCATATCATTAATTGTTTTTGCTGGGGAATAAATAAGGGAAGATGAATCTACTCCAAGACTTTCTGCCCAAGATTGATCATATGATGCTTCAGAATCAATCCATGCACAAGTTTTTCCATTTTTTTGTGCTAATGCTATCATTTGAAGGCAAAATGAAGATTTTCCAGCGGACTTATTGCCCCAGACTAAAACTTGCCTACCGTATCCAAGACCTCCACGTAATGCAAAATTCAATCCAATACTTGGAGTAAGTTGTTTTTCAACTTGAACATCCTGTGCAGATTGAACTCTTGCCCTTGTCTTTGGATCTAACTTTGCTAATACATCATCTATTAATATACTCATATAAACCTTTTCTTTCTATTAGTATAGCATTAAAACAAATTTCCGTGAAGTCTTTGTCGTTCTTTATTTATATTAACTTTTTTTTCTAGAACTTCATCTAAACTGTGCAATATATGTTCTTCATTTCTCATAGCAGCATAAACATCTAAAAGTCTAATAATTACATCAGCCATCTCTTCTACAATATTTTCACTACCTTTTGATTTTCTAATAGCTTCAAGCACTTCAGTTACTTCTGAGTGAACTAAAGCTAATTTATTTCCAATTTTGTCATGGGTATATTCCCCATCCCAAAATCCTTTTTCTTTTGCAATTTCATGTAGGATTGCCGAAAGTGCATCTAATCCGTAATCAGTTATCAATGATTTCACTGTTTCCTTCATTTTCCTCTTCACGCAATTCAAATTGAAATGAATTTGTTTCATCATTGTATGTAACAGATAATTGTTTATCTTCATTATTTGCAGATATAAAATTATCAACTGGTATATTAATTGATCCTGAACTTAAAATTGCAACCAATATCCTGGAGGCTGTCATTGTTTTAAATATATCTTCTACTTGTTCTGTCATGCTATCTCCTTAATCATTAACGTTCCATCATCTAAAGTTTTTAGAGTAGGTTTACATATCATTCCCTCACGCATTTTTGCTAATGCTATGGGGTACATGCTTGAAAATACAATTGCTCTAGTTAGTTTTTTATATTTATCAGACATAACTATATGTGCCATTGTTTTACCTGCTTTTGTTTTATACGGGCTAAAGCTTATCACATACATCTCATCTTCGTCAATATTATATTCATTTGTATATAAATACTTTACAAATGAATCTTCTGAATCCTTTGTGATATCTTCTATTTTTACATATCTTGCAATTCTATTATCTCCAACTAAAATAAAATACATTTTATTTGTTTCAATTGGAGTTTGTTCAGTATGGAATAAACCTACTGAACCAGTTTCATCAACTAATTCTACTCTTGACCAACCAGATCCACGTTTAATATTTTTTACCATTCCGAACATTGTAAAAGATCCTAAATCATCAAATTCACTAATTGGTCTGGCCTGAGCTTTAATCTTGGGGCTTAGGGTAGCAATATTAAAAGACGGTATGCCGAGATATTCATAATAAGATTCTACCTCTTTACCGCTTCTTGGGTTATCATCAAAAGCTGAACCACCAATTGCATTTAATGCAGAAATTGCCCTAGAGTTAATTCCACTACCTTTTTTTGAAGCTTTTGCAATAAAATCTGCATAATCTTTAAATGGTCTTTGATCAATAATTTTATTTGCAATAGTATCCGATATAAACTTTACCTCTGCCAAACCAAATCTAATTGAATCTTTTTGCAAAGAAAAATAAATATCAGACTCATTAATATGTGGAAGTTTTACTTTAAGCCCAAGTCTTTTAGCCTCAATTAAATATTCTGTTCTTGCGTCTTTGTCGTTTTCGTTCTTGAGGATCGAGAATAAAAATTCAAGAGGATAACGATGCTTAAGCCAAGCGGTATAATAAGAAAGCATAGAGTAAGCAACAGCGTGAGACCTATTGAATGAGTAACCTGCATGTGCTTCAAATGTTTTCCATAGGTGCTCTGATTCTTCTTTGCTGATATGCTTCGAAGCGCCCTGAATAAACTTATCTTTGAATGGACTGAGTTCTTTTGCATCTTGTTTCTTTCCAATAACTTTTCTAACCTTATCAGCTTCTGACCAAGTTAGTCCGCCAAGGTATACGCATGCTTGCATAACCTGTTCCTGATATATAATAACCCCATAAGTATTTTCAGTAAATGGTTTCATTATTGGGTGAATATATTTTACTGCTTCCTGACCATGTTTTCTTTTAATATATGAAAGACCTACTGTATCCATAGCTCCTGGTCTTACAAGAGCGTTTGATGCTGCTAGATCTTCAAATGTAGATACCTGCATTTTAATTAAAAGATTTGTATATGGAGTTGCTTCTGCTTGAAATACACCTTTGGTATAACCTTCACTTAAATTTTTATACACATTCATATCATCTAATGGTATTTCTGAAAGCACTATCTGATTTCCAGTTCTTTCTTTAATTGAAGCTATTGTATCTGAAATAACAGAAAGAGTTTTTAATCCAAGTGCATCTAATTTAATAAGACCAATGTCTGCAACAGTATCCATATCGTAAGCAACCACTGGTATTCTTCCAGAAACTTTATCTTGTGCATCCTCACGAGATTCTACTGGAGCATACTTTCTAATATCATCTTTTGCTACAACAACTCCAGCAGCATGGACACCAACACTTCTGATTTTCCCACGAAGTTTTTCAGCTAACCATGTCACCTCTGGGTACTTTGCCCTAAACTCTTTTGTATTTGGTGAATCCAAATAATCTTCAAATGTATCTACTGATTTTAATGCACGATTTACATCTGAAAGTGGTACCATAAATACACGGGCTGCATCTCTAACTACACCCTTATCTTTAAAATAAGTAAATGTAGAAATAGAAGCAACGTGTTTAAATTTTTTCTTCAAATAATTCTTAACTTCTTTACGGCGCCTATCCTCAAAATCTGTATCAATATCTGGGAAGTCATTTCTATCTGGATTAATAAATCTAAAAAATAGTAAATCGTATTTAATTGGATCAACATCCGTAATTCCCAAAGAATAACAAACTAAAGATCCTGCTGCCGAACCACGACCTGGGCCAACCATAATAGAATTTGTTTTAGCCCAATTAATCATATCAGCAATAACTAGAAAATATGAAGCAAACTTTTTATCTTTAATAATTTTTAATTCTTCTTCTACACGTTCAATATAGTTTATATTTTCATGTAGTCCTTTTGATTTTAAACCTTCGTATGCCAATTCTTTTAGCTTTTCATCTGCATTTGTTTTTGGGACTGGCAGTAAATCTAATGCTCTGTAAAAATCATAATCCTCTATTTTGTCTGCAATTTCCATGGTATTAGAATATATATCTGTGCGCTGAATTCCTGCGTTATAAAAATCTGTTGAAATTTCATCATGTGTTTGAATAAATAAATTATAATCTTGAAATGAAATTCTTCTATCTGGATACAAATAGTTAAATCTATCTAACATATTTGTCATTTGTCTAGACATATCAAAATCTGCTTCTTTATCC